ATGGGGTTGTTCTCTAAAGGAAAACAAGAGTCTAAAAAGGCTTTGCCTCCGCGGAGGCGTAATGTTGGTAATAGCGGCACTCAACGTTATAACAATAACTCAGCTTTCAGAAGTGGACGCACTATGGCAGGTACTACGATGTATCGTCTTAATAACTCTGATAGAAGCGCCATTAAAACTGCTACACCCCGTGAAAAAATGCACCATCTAGAGCATGTACGCAAAAGACTTGCCTGGATTTTTACTGGACTTATCGTTGCGTGTATAGGGCTTGCTTTGTTTTTGTGGCAGTTTATAGCTAGTGTAGTTATTGAATCTAATACTGCGGCTGTTATATCTCAGGATAGTCTTGATGTTTATAGTAAGTCTATTCAAAAGTATTTAACTAACAATCCAACCGAACGATTAAGATTCAATCTTAATCATAATTCCCTAAATGAATATATTATAAAATTACATCCAGAGATTAGCTCAGTATCAAAAGGCGATTCAGCTGGTTTTACAAAAACTCGCTTTACCGTGAACTTTCGTAAACCTGTAGTTTTATGGCAGGTTGATTCTGTTAAGTATTTTGTTGACGCTAATGGTGTTTCATTCACGAAGAATATTTATGAGAATCCAAAGGTCACTATTGTAGATAATAGTGGTGTTCGCTATACTCCAGGCACCGCCATCGCTAGTGCGCGCTTTTTAAGTTTTGTGGGACGTTCAATCGGTGTTATACAATCGCGTGGTATGTCAGTTAATAAGATTACGATACCAGCTGGTACATCTCGGCAGGTTGAAGTGTTAATTAATGATGTACCATACCCATTTATATTATCTATAGATCGTCTTCCAGGCGGTCAAGTGGAGGATATGCAGCGAGTAATAGAGTATTTTGCGCGAGGCGGTAGATTGCCAAAATATGTTGATATTCGTGTAAAAGGAAAAGCATTCTATAGAGAGTAGAGGAGTAAGAGACTTCTTTTTTATAGGTTTTTAATATTTTAGAGAGGGGTATGCATACCCCTCTACTCTATGTTCTATTTTTGTTCCTTTATTAGTAGTTAGTTAAGGTTATTATAAAAAACATATAATTATATATATTATATAAAAAGTCAAATAATATGATATATAAGATAGAGTAGAGGGTAGTAATGATATGAAATATATAAAAAGTCAAATAATTAGAGCTAAAATCTGTGGAAAACTTATAAAATATATATTTATAAACAAAATATTATAAAAGTCAAATAAATTATGTCTATATGTCTATATGTCTAAGTAAGCTGCTGAGACTCGTAAGATATAGATATGTATACAAAATATCTTCGGGAATAGCTGGTCGGCTGTTCTTATAAAGTAAACGACTAGCTATGATTAATTATTATATATTATGGGCAATAAATTGATGAATAATTTAGGTATATTCTCCTATTTTAGTAAAATATTCATTATATATTAAAATTACGAATCATATTACGATATATAATGAATCAAGATATTAATAAGTTATTAATATCGTAAAATCTACATTGTGCGACGTTAAAACTATATCCAAAACGCTTATATTCATATACCCTATGTTATACTTCACTTGTAATATTAAAGCGTTAAAAATGTCGAAAGGATAAATTTAAAATGAATAAAGACAATATTATAAGCGCAATCCCCCGTGTATATATAAAAACTGAAAAGTCTCCAAAAACTGGAAATGAATTTACTCGCATGTATATAGAATTTATGAACGGTTATGTTTATAAAGCTTTTGTAAATGACGAACAAAAATTCGCTATTAATGACGCCGTTATTAGGTCTCAATCTAATAATATGCCAGAACCTGGAACGCCTGAAAATTCCGCATTCTTTTCAAGATAGTTTAAGTTCTATTTTTGTTCTATTTTGGTGGGTGTCAGCGAAAGTCGGATTCAGAGCTTTAGATATTGGTCAATCACTTACACATTCTTAATATTCCAGCCCACCCTACCTATATAAATTTTAAAATTAGAAAGGATAACAAGGTGCAGTTACTTACAGCAGAGAACGCTACAGCAATTATCACTGAAGTTGCAAAATATTTCAGTAGTAACTGGGTAGGTTTTGCCGTTTTAATCGGCTTTGGCGTTGGCTTCAATTTATTCCGCCGTGTGCTTAATCGCTCCCTCAAGGGTCGTGGTATATAGCTTTTTTGGGGTAGTTCCACCACCTACCCCAACCCTTGTTTAAATTTTAAAATGAAAACTCAAGAAATTATAAGTATAATTACAACCACTATTTCAAGTAATTTTCCATCATTATTAGCTATAATTGCGGTCGGTGCAGGTGTGAAAATTGTTTTAGATGTTATATTTAAATCGCTCTATAGCATAACCAGTTCAAGGGATTAATTTATGATTAGCTCAACCGAATTGCAATTAATGTTAGATAATTTTTTAATTAAGTATTTTATAATTTTATTATCAACTATCATCGTTTTGTATTTTATTAATCGTATATCTTACAGAAAAGACTAATCATGAAAAAGATTATTATTTCAATTTTAAGCTTAAGCTTAATTATTCAGCTTATAGTTCCAGCTTTTGTTTCTGCTAAGTCTCCATATGACGATGTTATTAAAACAACACCTAGTTTAACCCTACCTAAAATTCGTGATAATGGTAGAGATTGTAGCGATTCTGAAGATGGATTTGGTGATATATCAGACAACTATATGTATTTTTTAGAGCGCGCTGTTAATAGAACTCGCCCGCAATATAAGGAAGAATTATTGTCATATTATAGAGAATTTCGTTCCATTATCGATACCGAAAACGGCGGTTATTGGGCAATTTTAACCAACGGAATTGATATAGTTTTTGCATTTTCTAAAATGCAAGATTTTAATCAGGCTGGTTTTTCTAAAAATAGTATTGGTTTTCAAAATAAAGCTAATCACCCGTTTAGATTTATTCACTTATCTGATCACCGCGGTTGTAATTATCGCCCTTTACTTTTTTCATATAGCGGAAGTGATAATTTGGTGCAATATAGTTATTTATCCTTAACTAGTAATTATAAGTTTTTTATAAACAATTTTCCGTTCACCTACCCGCCAGGTTATGAGGGAATCAGAATCGATAATTTAGATGTCAAAAAGAATATTACACCCTCTATTCACTATAGTGTTAATGGTTTTAAATTAGACGCATTCCTCTGTACAAAACAATTTCAAGACTTATGCAAGCCGATGACTTATCCATGGGGGCGGAACACCAAATTCAGATATGAGATTAAACAAAATCCATCTGATGAAAAGCCTATATATTCATCTGGAAATTTAAGCTTAGCCGATGCTCTTCATTTTACATATAATTTTGACAAAAAAGGCAAGTATTATTTAATATTACAATATGTTTTTCCAGGTATCCCCTATCCATCTTTAGAAGATAAATATAATTTCCACGTTCTGAATCTTCCGATTTTAATCGATGGCTCTTCTTACTTTTCAGGGACTAAAACTCAAAATTGCGAAAATGGCTCTTGCAAAGAATACTCGCCATTTAAAGATTGTAGCGCTTTAAACATAATACAAGCGATTGGTTGTCATCTCGATAATTTTGGAATCGCCTTAAAATCATATCTCGCCTATTTATTTATTCCAGATATCTCAGATCTAAAAGATTATTTTAAAAATTTCACCGATGCTATGTCAAAATCCTTAGGTTTTCTATGGTCGCCGTTTGATTTTACCATAAGTATTTTAAAGTCTATCACCTCTTCAAATGTAACCAACAGTACTTGCGATATTGGCTATCATATTAAGCTTTGTGCCTGGCGTTTCAATTTTCCGCAATTGTGGGATATTTTTCAAAAACTCTTGCAATCTGCCGTTGTCATAGTTTTAATTTATGCTTATTGGCGCAAAATTACGAACATTTTCGATATTGACAAGTCTTCGGAGGATTCAGAGTGATATTTACAATTATTATCCAAATGATTTTAAATTTATTAACTTTTATTTTCGGGTGGTTTCAGTTGCCAAAATTACCACAACCGTTACAAGATTCTTTAAATTACATAACGCAATTCTTCGTAAATCCAATTCAAATTTTCAAGAATCTACTTGGCAATGAATTCTTTAAGGTTGTCATAGTTTTAATCATAACTTATATGTTATTATCCCCTCTTATTCATATGTCACTTTGGTTATATAAGCGTATCAGAGGCTAATTTTAAAATTTATAAGGAGATTTATATGTCGGAGATATTAAGTTTTATTAAGCGTGATCTAAAATTTCACATTGACGCTGTGAAGGAAAATTATCGAATTTCTAAGGATCCGTTCTATTTTAAGCCAACGGGAATTCAAGCATTCTATGGTGAGCAGGGGTCTGGAAAAACCATAACCCTTATATACTTTGCCACGAGGATACGTAGGGCGTATCCTCGCGCGATCTTAGTATCAAACATTGCACTTAAGGATATGCTACCGCTTAATTTCCATGACGATCCTCGTCTCTTACTGGACCTAATGAACAGAGGTTTCGATACAAGCAGATATTACATATTCTATCAGTCAAAACTTGGCTATGAGCTGGTTATAAAGCATGTTAAGAATGGTAAATATGGTGTAATAATGCTTACGGATGAATACCAGAACTATTTTTCGAATCAAGATTCAAGGAACGTTCCGCCTTGGGTGATTGAACAGCATGCCCAGAACAGAAAACAGAGGCGCTTACATTTGGTTACGTCCCAGGATTATGATCAGATAAATAAGCAAACGCGTCGGCGATCTGATATAGCATTTAAGTGCAAATCTATCGGTTTTCCATTCACTAGAGGCGCTATTTTCACGATCTATTGGGCGTTCGACTCGAAAAAGCTTGATTTCAGTAATTCAGGGAGACAAACTGGAGCAAATCCATTAAAGGTGGGCTGTTTTTTCCATTCTCAAAAGTTAAGAGATTCATACGATACATTCCAGGTAGTTTTTACTGGTGACGAAAATCCTAATGTATATGCAAGTTTTAATCAAAATATTAATCTCAATTATTCAGAGATTAAGCCTAAAAAAAGACGCGGTATTTTCCGCAAACGTTAGCCTAGCGGTGGGCTAACCGCGCCGTGCGCGGTGCCCGCCGATGTGTCCCGCGCCCGCAGGGCGATACTTGATAATAGGGACACATTATGTGCGTTTACTACTGTTAAATTAGTTTTTGGGGTATGAATTATGCTTAGTAAATATAACGTTAGGGATAATGAAAAAATTATCTCTAATATAGTAAAGGTTTATCCAGATATGACTAAAATTATAATCTATCATAATTCTTATAAAATTTCTTTTGGTTTTGAAAAAAATAGAGATAATCAAGATAAAGATAAGGTTTCTAGTATTTCTAAAATTGCTAAAAATTTAAATGATAACCGTTCTCTTAGAAGAACCAAAACTTTAGTTAAAGATATAATTCTATGTAATCATTTTGATTATTTTTGTACATTCACATTTGATAAACGCAAACACAATCGTTATGATGTTGAGCATTGTCGCCATGTAATGCATATGTGGTTACATCGTCAGCGCGAAAAATCACCAGATTTAAAGTATATTATCGTTCCAGAATTACATAAAGACGGTGCTCTGCATTTCCATGCTTTATTTAAAAACTATAACGGCTATCTTAAGCCTTTAAAAATTAAGACAAAATCAGGAAGAGATATGTACAATATTTCAAACTGGCGTGCTGGCAAAATTTCCTCTGCCGTCCCCATTACTGACAATTCAGAGGCTGTTGCTAATTACGTTTTAAAACAATATTTGGTTAAAGACATGCCGTTATTTTCAGGCAAGAAGCGCTACTGGTGTTCTCAAAATTTAAAACGCCCACAAACAACAGTAAACGGCGTGGAGCAGTTTAATTTAGGAGCGGTTGTTAGGAATACTAAACCAGATTATATTAATGATAATTATGAGATTCAATATCACCCTACTAGAGGTTCTAAAATTAATTCTAAAGAATTGATGTTAGATCTCCCCTTTTAGCTATTTTTGCCGTTTAATCGTATAATCTCTTCTAAGATTTTTTCAAGTTTATTATTAATGCTGGAATGTATACTAGCAATTACCAATATACACAATGCTATCACCACTATACATACAAAACTAATACATGTCATCACCTGTATTATTTGAGGTAATTTTTCTAGAGGTATTTCAAACAT